GTTTGTGCCAGGATACAGATCGCATACATACTGATGCATTGCATTGGCAAGCGTTCTCGTATCATAGAACGAGTAACGTGTACCGATTGGCAACAGCGGCAACGACAGTTTGGACGCAAGGTCAGCAAACAGCTCATTGAAGACGATTGACGATGACGTGAATCGCAGTTCATTCATCACAGAATCAACAGCCGGATAGTGCTTGACAGATGATCTCTTCTTTATATTTACGACATCCTTGAATACCAACATTCTCAGGTTATTACCAGTCCGATACACTATGTCATCAGCGACGACTCTAATTGCGTCCTCATTAAGTCCGAAGTCCATCATCCTTACCGTGAACGCAACATACGATAAGTAGACATCGTAATATCGTTCGTTCATATTGCCGATTGTTATGTTGATATTTTGCTTCTCTTTCCTGTATATGCTGTTTATCAACGTAAACATGTTATTATATGGATAGCAATCCGCATACCACATGCGTCTGTTGTACGCTACCACATCGAGAAACGACTTGCTCAGAGCCGTCTCGTCACCCGTGAATACTGCGAAGTATATGTTTATTAGCCTGTTACAGGTGTCACTCAATGTCGCAGTCTTAAGCTCGTATCCGCGCAACAACGCGTCCACCTCGTTTCACCTTCTCGTTTTCCTAAAAACATCTCTTACTCTTCTAGTGTTTAGCGGCTTGATTAGCAGCGCTGCATCATCACCGCCACATAGATAGTCTTCTAGATCGAACATCTCTTTAATCTTGTCATACGTTGCGATTTGAAAGAACGTGCTGGCGAACGAAGTAACGTAATCACCCGAACACAGCTTGTTACAACGCTCTATGATGTTCACACCTGTTTTAGCATCTACTAGCGGGTAGTCATACGCTTCATACTCAAGGTGTAACTTCGTGAAAGGCGTTACACGACTGAATCTCCTCTTAAAGTCATACACATCTATCGAAGACATATGTGCATCGAACTTAGAATAGTCGATACAGACAATGGCGCAATCTTTCTTGCTATATCACGCTTTGTATCTTTGTGATATCTCATACATAGTCATGCTCAATGATGAATGATGATGACCTCCGATTCACACGTACAGATGCTTTAGTATCATATACTCCACAAAACGTATTGCAATCGAACGATTGAATGCTCAACGATACTTACCGCCCTGGTCTAGTCGTATTGTCGTTCGCCACGATCTATTTGCGTTCGTTATCATCGACTCGATATTATCAGGCGTGTACTCGGCCAGTCATTGCGCCGCTGTTAAACTCGATACGCCCGACGAACTGTTTAGTGGCATTGTCGACAACGCCTCGGCTCACAGTTGTTTGAC